TGTTGTGGATAGACAACAAATTAATAACAGGTCTAGAAGACTATTATAATGAAACAGGGGAAGATTACTTGTGGAGAGCTCAACAAGATAGAACCCCTCCTTGGAAACAGCCCTGGCATGAAGAACATACAGGGATGAAACTATCCAGTTTCTCTACCCCATCCGATGTCCAAGAATTTGTTGACAAAATGCTGCCCCCAGGGTGGAAAGTAATAACACCCCAGGGCATAGAGAAAACTAGTAGAAGGAAAATAAGAACTAAGGAAATGACCCTAGAAGAAAAGCAGGGCAAGTGGCTGCGTAAATATGGTGAAGGAAACATAGGATCAGGAAGTGACTCAGACTCAGACTAGCTTACTTAAAATGAAACTTGCATAGCAACAATGAGGTAACATTTACATTTACTGCTTTATAACAGCTACTGCCTCTCCATAATCCCCAAGGAGAAAATAGCGCATTGGACTAATACACATAGTCATCGCGGTAGGGTTCTCCTTTTATGGGATAATAGGGGATTGTAGGTTCGAATCTCCTACAAAACCCATTATCCCACTTTTATAGTATTTACTAATAGCTAATAGGATATAAGTATTAATGGGCATAGGATTAGGATAGGAAGAAGTAGCTCAGCTCTCTAAGGATGTATAACATAGGATGTGCGGCTCCTTCCTTTTTAGGTTCAAATCCCCATAAGGGATATATAGGAAAATAAGGTACACGCCTCCCCAGGTAGAATGGTGGCTCTCCCTGCTCAATGATCGACTCGAGACGGCCACATTCTACTCATGGAGGATATAGAGTAATCTGTAATATTAAAATAGGATACCTCTATCATCCCCCCTCCTCTTTTAACCTCAGGAAATGAAATCACCACCTAAACAGCTGAAGAGCTTCTACACAGCTGTTTAACCACAGGCGGAATGTGGCTGACACTGTTAAGGCACTAACACTATCAGTGCTTCAAGTCCATTCCACCTCATGAGTCGACGCTCCCACAGTGTAAGTTCAAATCCCCTGTGGAACGCCTACTCATGCACTCTTTATCCCTGACCTTAACCATAAGGATTAGGCAAGGAGGAATGTGGCGCAATCGGTAGAGAAACCACAACATAACATCTACAGTAGGCGCACCTTCCTCCCTACTGGGGTGCGTGGAAAGGCGTTAACTTAAAATTCCCTTTCCATGCGGCCACAGTATTTTAATGCTTCTAAAGTGAATCCATATATTCTTTTAAGGTTTAAATGAAGGTAATAATAGTATAAAAGCTTAATGTTAGATTGTACGGGAGCTCCTCACTGCTCGCTGCGTCGAGAGTGATCGAGACTCTCCAGGCTTGGTAAGAATTATTTTACTTGATCCATATTATGTGTGTTATACTCTGCTTGTAGATTGTACTGGGCAATGGCAATGCTTTAAATCTGATTCTTTACGTGTATTAATAAACCGACTTAATTCGAGAACCTATTCTTATTTTATTGTCTCTTTCTATACTTTAACAAAGTGAAAGGAKTTGTATATTAGCCTTGCTAAAGGGAGACACCTAGTGGAATAGGCTGTGTACTACAGCTTATCTAACTGGCGAACTTCCCTAAGGATAATCAATATACAATAATCCACGACAATTGGCGCCCAACGTGGGGCTCGAATATAAGTCGGGTTAATTTTTATTATTTCCCTAGGGACCTCCAAGCATAGCGGGAGGATTGGCCAAAATATGGCAGCACAAAACTTTGAACTAGATGTTCAAGAATTATTAAATTTATTCCAAGATAATGGAGTTACTAGGAATCCCCGTCACCTAGAGACCATTGGTCTACGAATGCTAGGTGGATGGTGGGGAGAACAAGAAAGATATCAGTCTGCTAGAATAATTTTACAAGATGATGATGGTGAACCTTTGCAAGTTCCCCGATGGGAAGAAGTTTTAAGGCCTGTAAATCCTTTAGCACATTTTGTTATATCTGCACCATGGGATCAGTTACGCAGAGCATTCCATGATTTGGATGTGGGTAATGGAGCCCTAAGATTCGGACCATTGGCTAATGGAAATTATATTCCAGAAGATCCCTATAGTACTTCCTATAGGCCTGTAAACCCACAGGAAATGGCACAAATGCAGAGAGATGAATTAGAGGAAGTCTTGGAGGTACAAGGAGAAATTGAATTACAAATGATAGATCTTATAGAAATGCAAACCATTGAGATTAGGGGATTGAGGCAATTAGTTAATGAATTACAGAGAGAAAGGGATAGTGGACGAGGAGCATCTATTCCAGGAGCATCCTCATCACCTCCACCACAATCATATGTAGGATTGCCTGGAATGCCTTCTGTAAGTGGACTTTCTAGTTTGCAACCAGAAGCAAGCTCTACCCCAGGAGGTAGAGCTCCAAGGGTGTCATTCCATCCTAGTAATCCTTTCGTACGACCTCCTTCACCCGAGAGGCCTAGAGCAAGATCCAGTGAAAGGATTCCTTTGCCACTTCAACCGCCAGTAATACAATATGTGCCCGTGCCACAACCAGTTTTGGCCCCAGCACCTGCTCCAAGTCCAGTAATTCCCATACAGCATATTAGAGCTGTTACTGGTGAAGTTCCTAACAATCCTCGAGATATTCCCATGTGGATAGGACGAAATGCCCCAGCAATAGAAGGAGTATATCCTGTCACTACACCTGATTTACGGGCCCGAATAATAAATGCCCTCATAGGAGGGAAAAGTGGAATACATTTAACAGCTCCGGAAGCAGTAACCTGGGCCTCTGCAGTTGCAGCCATCTTCACTAGGACACATGGTAGTTTTCCTATGCACAATCTCTCTGCAATATTAACTGGAATAGCTAATGGAGAAGGCGTGGAATCTGCTTATAATTTAGGAATGATGCTCTCTAATGGAGATTTTAATTTGGTTTATGGAATAGTCAGAGGACTGTTGCCTGGACAGGCAGCAGTTGCTTATATGCAGCAAAGGCTTGATGCTGAACCTAGTGATGCTCTCAGAGCACAAAACTTCATACAGCATTTACATTTGGTATATGAAATTCTTGGACTTAATCACAGGGGACAAAGCATAAGGACTTCCTTGCCCACATCAACCAGACCTAGAGGACAGGGACGTGGCCGTGGGCAAGGACAAGGCAGTATTCCTTCTACACCCAGACGCCCACAGTCTGGAAGAGGACTATCTACTCCTAACAGAGGAAGCAATAATGCTAATAATAACACACAGTCTAATGTTCAAACTGAAACCCCTCGAAGAAGTTTCGGGGGATACAATTTGAGACCCAATACATTTCGTCCCCAGAGATACGGAGGAGGACAAGGACAACGACGTGACTCCCAACCAGACCGGCGGTCACAGGGCAGTTCCCAGAATAATAGGCCGTCTGCGCCCCTTGAGTCACGGGGCGAGCAGTCCCGTGGCCCAGGCGGAGGCGGACGTGCTGGAGGAAGAAGGAACCAAAACCGCAATTCAGGTCAAGGAAATGAGTCATCATCACACGCTGTAAATGCAGTCACTCAATCTGCTGTAACAGAACAACAAAATGAGTCTCCAACACCTCCTCCAACCTCTGGAGGCAGAAGTTAAAGGGACTAAATTAAAAGCCCATTGGGATTCAGGAACAACTATTACTTGTATTCCAACAGTATTTTTGACAGACGAAATACCTATCAAAGACGTCCTCATAAAGACTATACATGGAGAAAGAAGACAACCTGCATATTATTTGACTTTTAAAATTAATGGAAGAAAAGTCCAGGCTGAAGTTATTGCCTCACCATATGATTATATTTTGCTGTGTCCTGCTGATGTGCCTTGGCTTCAACAACAGCCTTTGCAATTAACTGTTCTAGTGCCATTAGAACAGTATAAAGAAAGAATTCTTAAAGAGACAGCTTTGGAAGGACAGTTTAAACAACAGTTACAAAATATTTTATCCACTTTTGATACTCTATGGCAACATTGGGAAAATCAGGTGGGACATAGAAAAATTCCTCCACATAATATAGCAACTGGAACTCATCCTCCTCGTCCACAAAAACAATATCCTATTAATCCTAAAGCTAAGGAAAGCATTCAAATTGTTATCAATGATTTGTTAAAACAAGGAGTTTTGATACAACAAAACAGTATAATGAACACTCCTGTATATCCAGTACCTAAACCTGATGGAAGATGGAGGATGGTGCTGGATTACAGAGAAGTTAATAAAACCATACCTTTAATAGCGGCCCAAAATCAGCACTCTGCAGGTATCCTTGCTAGCATTTACAGAGGTACTTACAAAACTACATTAGATTTAGCTAATGGGTTTTGGGCACACCCCATCACTCCTAATTCTTATTGGTTAACTGCTTTTACCTGGCAAGGTAAACAACATTGTTGGACTCGTCTGCCACAAGGATTCTTAAACAGTCCTGCTCTATTTACAGCAGACGTAGTTGATTTAATGAAACACATTCCTAATGTACAAGTATATGTTGATGATCTATATTTGAGTCATGACGATCCTCAAGAGCACTTACAGGTTTTGCAACAAGTACTACATATTCTCCATGATGCTGGATATGTAGTATCTTTGAAAAAATCAGCTATAGCTCAAAAGGTGGTAGAATTTTTGGGATTCAATATTACAAAAACTGGAAGAGGCCTTACTGATGCCTTTAAGGAAAAACTATTAAATATATCCCCACCACAAAATTTAAAACAGTTACAGAGTATTCTTGGGTTAATGAATTTTGCAAGAAATTTTATACCAAATTATGCTGAAAGAGTTAAACCCTTTTATAGCCTAATATCTACAGCCAAAAGTAATAACATTTTATGGAATGATGAGTTAACATCTCAATTGCAGGAATTAATTACTTTACTAAATCAAGCTGATAATCTCGAGGAGAGAAAACCTACAACTAGACTGATTATTAAAGTAAACTCTTCCAGCCATGCTGGCTATATTAGGTATTATAATGAAGGATCTAAAAAACCAATTCTATATATAAATTATGTATTTAGTAAAGCTGAAGAAAAATTTTCTATGTTAGAAAAATTGTTAACAACCTTACATAAAGCCCTTATTAAGGCTGTGGATTTGGCTATGGGAACTGAAATTATGGTTTATAGCCCCATTGTTTCCATGACTAAAATACAAAAAACCCCTCTCCCTGAAAGAAAAGCCCTACCTGTACGATGGATAACTTGGATGACTTATTTAGAAGATCCTAGAATAACTTTTCATTATGATAAAACATTACCTGAACTTAAAGATGTCCCTTCTGTTTATCAAAATGATATTCCCATAGTTCCACATCCATCACAATACTCTATGGTGTTTTACACAGATGGCTCTGCTATTAAAAACCCCAATCCTACTAAAACACATAGTGCTGGAATGGGAGTAGTACAAGGAAAATTCAATCCTGAATTCCAGGTTGTTAATCAATGGTCTATTCCTCTTGGAAATCATACTGCACAACTTGCTGAGGTAGCAGCAGTTGAATTTGCTTGTAAACAAGCTCTTAAAATTACGGGCCCAGTTTTAATAATTACTGACAGTTTTTATGTGGCAGAAAGTGCTAACAAAGAGTTACCATATTGGAAATCTAATGGTTTTGTTAATAATAAGAAAAAACCTTTAAAACATGTTTCTAAGTGGAAGTCTATTGCTGATTGTTTATCTTTAAAAACTGGCATAACCATTAAACATGAAAAAGGTCACCAACCGAGTCATACTTCTGTTCATACAGAGGGAAACGCGTTAGCAGACAAGCTTGCCACCCAAGGAAGTTATGTGGTTAATAACATTATTAAACCAAGCCTGGATGCAGAGTTGGATCAAGTTTTACAAGGCAATTTGCCCAAAGGATACCCTAAACACTTTGTGTACACGTTGGAGGAAGGCAAAGTAATAGTTAAGAGGCCTGAAGGCACAAAAATCATTCCCCCACTTGCTGACCGCAAGCTTTTAGCCAGCCAAGCGCATAAACTTTCTCACAGTGGAAGAGAGGCTACGTTACTAAAACTGTCAAACACTTATTGGTGGCCCAATATGCGCAAGGATGTGGTTAAGGTTATAGGACAGTGTCAACAATGTTTGGTGACTAATCCTAGTAATTTAACCTCTGGCCCAATTTTAAGGCCTGAAAGGCCTACTAAACCTTTTGATAAATTTTTTATTGATTATATTGGACCCTTGCCTCCTTCCAACGGTTATTTACATGTACTTGTTGTTGTTGATGCCATGACTGGATTTGTATGGTTATACCCCACAAAGGCTCCCTCAGCCAATGCAACTGTAAAAGCTCTCAATATGTTAACTAGTATTGCTGTTCCAAAGGTGATTCACTCTGATCAGGGTGCGGCATTCACCTCTTCAACCTTTGCTGATTGGGCAAAGGAAAAGGGTATACATTTGGAATACAGTACTCCTTACCACCCCCAAAGTAGTGGCAAGGTGGAAAGGAAAAATAGTGACATAAAACGACTTTTAACTAAACTATTGGTTGGACGGCCTACAAAGTGGTATGACCTTTTATCTACAGTTCAATTGGCTCTCAACAACGCCTACAGTCCTATTTTAAAACATACTCCACATCAGCTGTTATTTGGTGTGGATGCAAATATCCCTTTTGCAAATCAAGATACACTTGACCTAACCAGAGAAGAAGAGTTGTCTCTTTTACAGGAAATTCGTGAATCTCTAATCCAACCTCCATCCCCTCCAGCCTCCTCGAGATCTTGGACTCCTGCTGTTGGCCTATTGGTCCAGGAGAGGGTTGCACGCCCTGCTTCCTTACGACCCCGGTGGCATAAACCTGTTAAGATCTTGGAAGTTCTTAACCCCAGGACAGTTGTTATTTTGGACCATCTAGGCAACAACAGAACTGTGAGTGTTGATAATCTTAAATTGACAGCTAATCAAAATGGCTCCACCAATGACTCTACAACAATGGCTGGTTTGGGACAGAATGCAGAAAGCCAATGAGGCTTTAAAATCTACTACAGCTGTCTCAGAAGAAGAAAAGGAGCATCTAATACTAGAAATCCAGAATGAAGAAATAATACCTACAAAAGTGGACAGAGTAAAATATTTATTGTATACTTGTTGTGCTACTACCACTAGAACCTTGGCATGGCTTTTCTTATTTTGTGTATTATTGATAGTAGTACTGGTTACTTGTTTCATTACTATTGCTAGAATACAGTGGAATCAAGATATACAGGTCTATGGCCCTGTCATAGACTGGAACATCAGTCATCAAGCGATATATAAACCTTTATTAATGAAAAGATTAGCAAGATCAATTAGAACTCATTATCCAATACCAAAGAATGTGGAAGTAAATATGACCAGCATACCACAGGGTGTTTATTATGAACCACATCCTGAACCTATAATAGTTAAAGAAAGGGTCTTAGGTCTATCACAAGTAATAATGATTAATTCTGAAACTGTGGCTAATTCAGCAAATCTGACTCAAGAAGCGAAAGTGTTACTAGCAGATATGGTTAATGAAGAATTACAAGGACTGGCAGATGTTATGATTGACTTCGAAATACCTCTTGGAGACCCACGGGACCAAGACCAGTACATACATAGAAAATGCTTTCAAGAATTTGCACATTGTTATTTAGTAAAATATAAGGACCCTAAAGGGTGGCCTAGTGAAAAATTAATAGTAGATCAATGTCCTATACCAGGAGTACATATTCCCTCTATATATAAGTACCAGGCCATATGGGACTATTATATCCCATTTCAGATGATGCGGCCTGAAAATTGGAAGGCTGAAGATGTATATGGACAAGCTAGAATTGAAAGTTATTATGTGCCCAAAATTTTTCAGAATAATAATATTAGTCATGTATTATTCTGCTCAGATAGATTGTATAATAAGTGGTATACAACTGAAAATACTTTACTACAAAATGAGGAACTACTGATTATAAAACTAACTAATTTGACAAAAAAGGACGCACAATTAAAAGAACGAGCTCTTCCACCATCCTGGTCAACTGAAGGAAAAAGTTTATTATTCAGAGAAGCAAATACATTGGATATCTGTAATATCCCTGAGGCTATTTTATTATTGAATACTACTTATTATAATTTTTCCTTATGGGAAGGAGATTGTGGATATGATGGGAAAAATATTACCAATATGCTTACATCATGTAAAGATTTTTATACACAGGCCTCTAAGAGTAAACACCCATATGCATGTAGGTTTTGGAGATATAAAACAGAAAAGGAGGAAACTAAATGCTATGATAATAAGGATAAAACTCGATGTTTATATTTTCCCAAGTGGGATACTGCAGAAGAATTATATGATTTTGGATTCTTGGCATATTTGGGACATTTTCCTTCTCCCATTTGTATAAAGGAACATAAGATAAAAGAAGTTAAGTATTCTGTTTATTCCCTATATCAGGAATGTATCAATAAGGCATCAACTTATGGTATAGGTAATGTAGTTGAGGGAATAAAAGAATTGTTGAATTCCACTGGAACACCTGTCAATGAAATGCCCAATGCAAGAGCATTTGTTGGCTTGGTAAATCCAGATTTTCCTCCACTATATAAGAATAAAACTTCCCAGGAGAGGGAATCATGTTTTAACAGAAGGAACAGAAGAAGCCTAGACAATAATTATGTTAAATTAAGATCAATGGGATATAGCCTGACAGGGGCTGTACAAACATTATCTAAAATATCTGACATCAATGATGAAAATTTACAACAAGGCCTATATCTGTTAAGAGATCATTTGGTTACCTTAATGGAAGCAACTTTACATGATATTTCTTTGATGGAAGGAATGTTGGCAGTACAACATTTGCATACTCATTTGAACCATTTTAAAACAATGCTGCTGGAAAGAAGAATTGATTGGACTTTCATAAATAGTGATTGGCTACAACAACAACTGCAGCAGCCAACTGATCATATGAAGATTATTAAAAGAACTGCCAGAAGTTTGGTATATTATGTGGAACAGACATCTAATTCACCTACAGCGACCTCATGGGAAGTAGGAATTTATTATGAGATTATCATTCCTAAACACATATACTTAAATAATTGGCAGATTAAAAACATAGGCCACTTAATCCATTCAGCTGGACAATTGACTCACGTAACTATTGATCACCCCTATGAAATACTCAATAGGGAATGTGAAGAGACAAAATACCTGCATTTGGAACAGTGTATAAAACAAGATTATGTCATTTGTGACATAGTAGAAAGAGTACAGCCCTGTGGAAATACAACTGGGACTACAGACTGTGCTGTATATGCCAAAGCAATAAAATCTCCATACACTGAGATTCTGCCTTTGAAGAATGGGAGTTATTTAGTTCTGTCAGATTCAACTAGCTGCAACATTCTTCCTTACATCCCCAGCATTGTAACAGTTAATGAAACAGTAGAATGCTTCGGCGTGCTCTTTAAAAAACCACTAACTGCAGAAAGGAAGACAGATTATACGCCACACATACCACCCTTGAGACTTCGTCTTCCTCATCTTCTTGGAATTATTGCAAAACTCAAGAATATTAAAATAGAAGTGACCTCAACCCAAGAGAATATAAAAGATCAAATTGAAAGAGCCAAAGCAGAACTACTTCGACTGGACATCCACGAAGGAGATTCTCCGGCCTGGATAAAACAGCTTGCTGCTGCAACTGAGGACGTCTGGCCTACTCTAGCAACAGGATTAAAGAGCATTGGTAATTTCCTCTCAGATGCTGCCCAAGGAATATTTGGGACTGCTTTCGGGATCTTGGGGTATGTAAAACCTATCCTAATAGGGGTAGGAATAATTTTACTAATTGTAGTTATTTTTAAGATAATATCATGGATCCCAATCAAGAGGAAGAGCCAGTAGCTGGAACATCTGGCATGAACCAGGATCCAGTGCCTTTTATCCCTGAAGGGATAGCAGCTGCCAATGAATCTGATGATGAAGAACCAGAACAATTTCTCTATAAAGTATATCAGGAAAGTGTAAAAAAGAATGGAGGTGACTATCCAAAATTAGAAGATTGGATTCCAAGTCCTGAAGAAATGAGTAAGTCTGTCTGCATTAGCTTAATACTAACCTGCTTATATAATGCTGAAAAAGCAGCACAAATCAAAGACTGGGGATATATAGTACATTGGGAACAATCTCCCACTGATTCCAAATATTTTCTGATAAAATATGAGTGTCCTATGTGTGACTCTATAAATCAAGAACCAATGCCAATTTGGTGGGATGATAGACTTAAACTTTGGAGAAAAATGGGTTGCAGAGCTGTGATGGGATCAATAGTTTATGCTTTGAAAAATCATGTAGATAAGTGTAACTCTCAAGTTCACCCCCTTAGAAAAACTGGGAATCGAAGACCACGACCACGGATTGATCCTATCAGAAGATGTAACCGGCTTACTGGGAATTACGTGCCTGGGAGAAGAGGCTCCACCAAGCCCAGTAACCCATCATCACATCCTTCCAGTGGTATCCCCTTGGCCCCTGGGCCAAGACAATGCAGCACTAACACTTCTAACCCTCCAGAGAGCCTTCTACGACTCTTACCGGGTAATGATGCTATCTCCCCAGCCTTGGCAATTTCAATGTCTGGTGGACAAATATGGGAAGAAGTGTATAATGACTTACTTTTGGATGCCACCCTTGGGACAAGTGACAATTAGGTTGTATAATAACCTTACTGTGATTACCATTTGTCAGGGATTAGATCCATTTGTTAATCTTAATGATTGTGGGAGTAATTTAGATGAAAGTGATTGTAGTGAACCAGATGTGTTTTGTTGTGGACCATTATGCTATAAGCTATGTTATGAAGGACATGCTTTGAGCTTTGATAAACTTAGATGCTGGTTGCTCCATTTGAAAGGAGGACATCCCGATGGAGCCTCCAACTTTACTAAAAATGATATGCGTGTGCTACAATTGGGGAAAGTAAATCCATATGGAGAAAAGGGGGATCCTATGACACAATATGCTTATCAGGTTAAAAGAGGTGTGCAAACTATAGGACTAAGTCCTCGAGCTCTGTGTGTAAAGGGACTTAGATTCCAACAGGAATTGCTTTGTGATCTCAGGAACCCTCGGATAGGAGAGGGATATATGCCTAAAGGATATCATGCAGCTCTAGAAAAATATGGACCTCGTAATGGGTGTAGAGAGGAGAGGGTGTTGTGGATAGACAACAAATTAATAACAGGTCTAGAAGACTATTATAATGAAACAGGGGAAGATTACTTGTGGAGAGCTCAACAAGATAGAACCCCTCCTTGGAAACAGCCCTGGCATGAAGAACATACAGGGATGAAACTATCCAGTTTCTCTACCCCATCCGATGTCCAAGAATTTGTTGACAAAATGCTGCCCCCAGGGTGGAAAGTAATAACACCCCAGGGCATAGAGAAAACTAGTAGAAGGAAAATAAGAACTAAGGAAATGACCCTAGAAGAAAAGCAGGGCAAGTGGCTGCGTAAATATGGTGAAGGAAACATAGGATCAGGAAGTGACTCAGACTCAGACTAGCTTACTTAAAATGAAACTTGCATAGCAACAATGAGGTAACATTTACATTTACTGCTTTATAACAGCTACTGCCTCTCCATAATCCCCAAGGAGAAAATAGCGCATTGGACTAATACACATAGTCATCGCGGTAGGGTTCTCCTTTTATGGGATAATAGGGGATTGTAGGTTCGAATCTCCTACAAAACCCATTATCCCACTTTTATAGTATTTACTAATAGCTAATAGGATATAAGTATTAATGGGCATAGGATTAGGATAGGAAGAAGTAGCTCAGCTCTCTAAGGATGTATAACATAGGATGTGCGGCTCCTTCCTTTTTAGGTTCAAATCCCCATAAGGGATATATAGGAAAATAAGGTACACGCCTCCCCAGGTAGAATGGTGGCTCTCCCTGCTCAATGATCGACTCGAGACGGCCACATTCTACTCATGGAGGATATAGAGTAATCTGTAATATTAAAATAGGATACCTCTATCATCCCCCCTCCTCTTTTAACCTCAGGAAATGAAATCACCACCTAAACAGCTGAAGAGCTTCTACACAGCTGTTTAACCACAGGCGGAATGTGGCTGACACTGTTAAGGCACTAACACTATCAGTGCTTCAAGTCCATTCCACCTCATGAGTCGACGCTCCCACAGTGTAAGTTCAAATCCCCTGTGGAACGCCTACTCATGCACTCTTTATCCCTGACCTTAACCATAAGGATTAGGCAAGGAGGAATGTGGCGCAATCGGTAGAGAAACCACAACATAACATCTACAGTAGGCGCACCTTCCTCCCTACTGGGGTGCGTGGAAAGGCGTTAACTTAAAATTCCCTTTCCATGCGGCCACAGTATTTTAATGCTTCTAAAGTGAATCCATATATTCTTTTAAGGTTTAAATGAAGGTAATAATAGTATAAAAGCTTAATGTTAGATTGTACGGGAGCTCCTCACTGCTCGCTGCGTCGAGAGTGATCGAGACTCTCCAGGCTTGGTAAGAATTATTTTACTTGATCCATATTATGTGTGTTATACTCTGCTTGTAGATTGTACTGGGCAATGGCAATGCTTTAAATCTGATTCTTTACGTGTATTAATAAACCGACTTAATTCGAGAACCTATTCTTATTTTATTGTCTCTTTCTATACTTTAACAAAGTGAAAGGAGTTGTATATTAGCCTTGCTAAAGGGAGACACCTAGTGGAATAGGCTGTGTACTACAGCTTATCTAACTGGCGAACTTCCCTAAGGATAATCAATATACAATAATCCACGACA